CTCTTTTTAACATGGATTTTATCTAAACAGAGAGCTGGGAGAACTTATCGGGATAAATGATACGTGGTTAAGGTTCAGAGATGTTAGAAGCATAGAATCTCAAGACAAATTAGATTCTATGCAATATAGCGGAATCTACTTACTAACACAACCTTCAGAATTAGAATATGTCCGTAATTGTGTATTAGTTGTAATCGGCAAACCTAATATCTGTTGTATTCAGAAACTATATAATTATAGCGGAAATATCTATAAATATCGAGTGAAATGGTATAGTAATACTTGGGGTAATTGGCAAACCGTATCTTTGACATGATTTTCTTAAAAATTGAGAGCTGGGAGAACTGATTGGTACAGCTACGGGCAATAAAAGCGGATTAATGTCGGTCGAAGATAAAAAAAGACTGGGAAGACGTTTTTTTAAAGGATACACAAAATTAGTTGAAAGTAAATATTGGTACAATCATTATGTCGCATTGATATTTGGCGCTTCTCCTGCATCCAATCTTGGATCATTAATAGCTATAGACTGGAAAGGAAATGAACTAATATCTGTTACTAGATTTTTTGGCAACAACGACAATGTTAAATTGTATCTTGGCAGTAATCCAGAAACAAATATGTATGAGTTATGGTTAGGCTTGATAGGTCTAGACGGAGATGGATCAGAATTTATTATTCAATCAAGAGAATCGATAGATCTAGATAGTAAAACAGTTGAAACACTTCCGTCTTATTTGAAAGTAATCTCTATATCTTGACAAAAAAATAACGATTTTTCAGAGCTGGGAGGACTCATCGGAATAAATGATACGTGGATAAGAAGACGGTTTGCAATAAAAGACTGCAACACAGCTATAGCCGGAGTTTATAATGTGGACGATACCACAACCAATAACTTCCCTACAGGAGCATATAAGTATGGAACGTTACTTGTGGTAAACTCTGGCTTTTTTGGATCTCAGTATTTTGTTCCTGACAATTTTAATGCGGATCCATACATATATATTCGGGCTATTAGTAACAATGGAACTACTTTCAATAAATGGGCTAAAATTAAAGTAACAATTATAACATAGATATTCTTCATGGAACGACCTGGGAGAACTGATTGGGAATGCAACATCAAATAAAAGCGGGTTGATGAGTTCCGGTATGGTACCTTTAGAATTATCTAAAGATAATAATCAATATTGTAAGATTAGTGTATTTATGCCAAATGCCGGATCAATAAATGAGTCTGTAATTAGTGTTACAAATGTTGGTGGAGACTCGTTCTCAGTCGCAGTGTCTATGATTAGATGGAATGCAAATAAAGTCTTTTGTAAATTGATAAACGGAACCAAAATTAGTAACATTAATATGTATTATACAGTTGATACAGAAAGATTTTGCTTTTACATAAAAGCTAATTGGTATGCGAAAATAATAGTGTCACGATTAGGTCTTGTGAACACGAGCAAAATAGAATCAATCAATGCTATTCCTAGTGGGGCGATTGAAGTACCAATATCTTGACGTGACAAAAGATATAGCACTGAGCTGGGAGAACTGCTCACTAGTTTGAAGCTGTATCCTTTCATGTACAAAGGGATAGTAGAAAATAGAAGTTATAATGATATGATCGAAGCTGGCTTTTATAAAATACAAAATAACATGATTGATGGACCTAACACTTATTGGGGAACACTTGTTGTTTTTAATGATAGTGCTCACATAACACAAGTGTTCTATCCAAACATAGACAGTGCAGAAATATCCACTAGAAAAGGTAGTATTAATAATTTTGCAAAGTCAGCGTGGAGAAGCATTTCTTTTACATAAATTCGCTTTAAAATCAGAGCTGGGAGAACTGATACCGCTTGCAACGAATGAAGCAAACGGATTGATGAGTAAAAATAATTATATTAAAATTGCTCAATCCATCACGTCTACCAAATTAATAAAATAGAATCTTGGGATGGATATTCTACACTTGTATTTATTAGAACAAGTGGAGCAACCGGATTATATTCCATTGATGGTAACTGGGCGGACAGTGCGAAATTCACAAGATTGTCTGGTCCTTTAGGAAAGGATCACTTTAATGCATATAGAGAAAGAAATGGTAATATTTATGTAAAGACGACTACACAGTCAGAACCATTGACTGTTACGTCTGTAGGATCTAATCATGTTTTCAAATTTGAGGAATCAGATAAAGATGTTGATTCTTTAATAGTATTACAATGATCGGGAGGATCGGGTGGCACCGGTTTGTACCGGACCACCCGTTTTTTATACCAAAGATACGGTTCGCCAATAATCCCAATTAATCGCCAACAGGCAGAAATTCTTGTTTAAATTCCTACCTGTTCGAGCGTCCTAATATCTATATCTACTTTAGTTGCTGAAATGGCATTATAAATCGGTATGCGGTTGGCAAAATATGCTATAGCGTATCCCCATCCACTCACGTAAACATAATAATTGTAATCATTATCTCTATACATTCTTATTGATGACGGTCCAGAATTATGCGTAATACATAACCCATTACCACCGCCATGTCCGCAGACAATAGAGTAGTCATCTACTATTTCCGAATTACCTTCACCAACAATCTTAACTACCAAATTTAAATCCCTTGTAAAATCAATCCTATATAAGGTTGCAGATCCTTTACCTTCTGCCATCCTTATATAGTTTCCATTTTGCAGAAGTCCTCCCAGCTC